GACGATCCATGTGATCGGGGAGGCTGCGAGGGCCGCGTTCCAGACCCACTGAGCCGCCGCGAGGGCATACGTGTAGGCGGTCGTCGCAGCCGTGACGATCCGCTGCCAGGCCAGCGCCGCAGTGTACCTGAGGGATGCAAGGATACCCATATTCTGGGCCTCCGTGTCGACCGCCACAGCACCCGCGTGGGCCATCGCAGCCCCCACCGCAGTCTGCAAGGCCGCGGCTGAACCATACGTAGATAATATGAGGGCCTGGTTCGCGACAGTGTTCCTCACAGTCGCAAGAGTGGATGTTACAGTTGCTGCTGTCTTTGTTGTCTCAGCACCAGCCTGGGCCTCTGTCGCCACGGTGGATGTGAAGAGTGCCTTTGCCTTCGCAATCTCTGCGAGTGTCTGAGTGTTCGCTGCAGTAGCAACAGCTGACTGGTACGTCTGATAGGCCATATATGTACTCACAAGACCCCCAATCAGGCCCCCTACACTTAGGATCGGGGCGATTAGCCAGCTGAACTGAATACGGAGCTTCTCCACACCCTCCTGGAGGCGCTCATATATCGTGACATTCTCTTTCATTATCTTTGATTTCTTTTCGATACTCCCAGAGTACTTTGATGTCATCGCGGATGCTCGGCTGAGGAGCCCTGGCTGCAAGCCTAACTTTTGTTCGAGGACTGAGAGATCTCCATTACACTCCTTGAGCGCCCGGCTCATACCAGTGTACGCTGCACGACCACCACCAAACTTCTTCGTCGCTGCAGCGATGAGGACAACAGTCTGATCCACTGTGAGCCCTAACTCCTTAAATGACGCGTCAAACTTCTCCATCCACTTGATATACGTACCAAAACCGCCCACGATGTTCGCCTGAGCATATGCGATAGCATTATAATGTTTAGGGATCTCATCGAGGCGGACACCCATAACAATCAATGAATTCGTAAACCTGATAACTTCATCTCTATTCACGCCTGTAGCAAGGCTGAGGTCATTCAGAGCATACACACCACGACGTAACGAGTCAGCACTCTGAAGTCCGCTCTGTTTCAAAACCTTCAGGTAGGCGAGGACATCCTCAAGTGGTAGTCTAGCGCTGATGAGAGATGCTACGAAGCTTCTCACAGCTGGTTCTGGCATAGTGGCTGAGGCCATCTTCTGGAAGGTAGCGTTAAGGTTGATTGCTTCCCTTGCAGCTATTTCCATCCCAGCGGTTAGTGTGCTCAGGGCCGCCGTGATGGCTGCAAGGCCGAGAGTACTCTGACCGGTGTTCTCTACTTCCTCCTTAGCCTCCTTAGTCTTATCACTTAATCTGTTAGCGGCATCAGCCGTTTTATCTAGTTCTGTTCCAAGGTCACGGGTGCTGGATGTGGCGGATACAAGGTCACTCGTGTTCACATTAGTCAGACTGGTTGAAAGGTTTTCAGCGCTTTGGCTTGTGTCATTTAATGCATTACTTGCTTCATTCGCAGCCCCTGAAACCTCGCTGATTGGCGCTGAATTTATGGATGATGTGGAGCTTCCAAGTTCCTCTGCACCACTTGATGCTTCACTCAATGCTTGCCCTGCCTCTGTCGCTGCAGAGCCCATCTCTGATAATGATGATGATGCTGAATTTACTGTCGATTCAAGGCTTGAAAGAGCAGACTCTGCGGTGGATACCATCGATGACAGGTTCCCACTGAACTCGTCTAATAGTCTTACAATTACACTTATCTCATCCATACATGCACCCTAAAAAAAAATGAGGAGTGGTTTAGACCCGTTGGGCCATCCTCCTCGCCTTCCGTTTCATAGACTCTGAGACTCCTCCACCCCCATCACTAACCTCCGCGCCGAGGGCCTTAGCGAGGAATTCGCGCTCCTCCCTCAATTCGAGGTAGTATGCGTGGGCTAGGAAGACTCTTTGTTTCTCGGTTAGGTCTGATGCTCTGTCACATATACGCGCCCCTGAGTTGTGTACAGCCCAAAGGATACGTCCTTCATCTTCTTCAGCGAAATTGGTTGAGTGTGTCCAGTTCTTCCTCTGATACGCTGCTGATCTCCATGACCTTCATGAACAGGTCATTCAGGACACGGTGAGGGAGCCTCTGGATTATCTCCATCGGGGTCTCTGAGGAGTAGGCCACCGCGGTCATTTTCACCTTGGCCCTGGCCTCCTGTGTCTTCGCGAAGTCAAGTTCTTGTTTCAGTTTCTGTGTCTGGTCCTTCACAGCTGCTCTGCGCTCACCTGGGGACATATTCATGAGGCCCTCTATATCGATTGTGGCCTTCATCCCCTCTTTCTCTATCTTCTGCAGTTCCAGTATCTCAGAGCATGTAAGTGGTCTTAGTTTCACTGGTCTTTCAAGGCCCTCAACCTTGTGTTCAACGTATCCTTCTCTCCCTTTCAGGAGTTCCTCAAATAGTTGGATGTTCTCCTTGTTTTTGCTCAAAACTAATTCCTCCTATATCATTTTAGGTTGATACGCTTGTCTCGGAGTTCACTATCTTGACATAGCAGGGTGTGGTTACTTTTGTGGTGCCATCATTGAGTGTTACTTCATCTTCAAGGCATCCGAGTTCTACTTGTGGTTCCCTGGGCTCAGCACCCTTAATTGATGTGTCAATCTTCTTGTAGTAACATTTAGGGAATGTTACGGTCATAGTGCCTGCTGAGCCGGCGTCGAATGTGGTGACAACCTGGAATGTGGCGGGTGAGCTTTCACTAGCACCTGAACTGTCACCCCAGAAGGCTTCAAGAATAGAACTGTCATCGTCCTTCATCTTCAGGGTGAGGCTACAGGACTTATCCCCTGTATAGAATGCGTAGGGGAACCTGGATCCGAATCCGCGACCAGAATCCTCCTTGATACCATTATCATATTCAAGCTCCCAGGACTTGATCTTAGGGGATTTATCAGTGCCTCCAATCGATACGTTCACCTTGTAGAACGCTATTGGGAATATCCCGCTCGGCTCATTCAGGGTTGTCCTTATATTATCCTTCTTATCCTTCTTAGCGAGGAGATCCGTCTTCATCACCGCGACTTCATCCTCTACTGAGACGTTCATCTTGTTCACAACAGTCCCCAGGAACACGTGCTCAAAGGTGTCCTTACCCACACGTGTCGTGAATGATGGTAGCGTCTTGGATTGGGAGGCGTAGAACTCATGAGTGTTGTTTGGTGTCCCTTCTGTGAAAGTATATCCTCCCATACCAAAGTAGAGGAGGTATCCGATGGTCTGGATATCTATGGGGTACTCGAATGAGCCCTTATTCGCGTAGTACCCTGCGATTTGTCCACGCGGGAACGCGGATAGTGTGGGTAATGGTATCACAGGGTCGTCAGGGACATCAAGGCTTACTGACTCTGCTATCGTGATATCATACGTGGAGCCTGTTGCCTCAGTCCCAAAGCTTGTTTCCTTCTTAAAACCAAAATATCGTACTGGTGGCATGTATTCACCTCAAAAAATGTTTTATAATCTTAGTAGGGTTGTCTAACGTCGTGTTTGAGGGTGTATATTATCGTCGTGTAGAATGCTTGGCCAACGGCTCGGGGTATGTACTGATATGATTCTATGCTTGTCATGCGTGTCGCGCCCTTCACTGTATACCAGTCCTTGTCACTGTTAAATTTCCCTATGATCGTTGTAAGGTCATCCATGGCCCTATCATAACTCTCTGGCTTTGTACCGCGATACACTGCGAATACAACTGACTTAGCCTCTACTGGTATGTTATATGACCCCATAGTGTTCTCAAATGAGACCTCAGTCATGTATACAGTTGCAACAGCCCTCTTAAACTGCGGAGTCTTCTCAGGGACCCCTAAACGCACATCATCAAACAGGCCTGTTGATTCAAGAAGATCAACAAGGTTTGAACCTATATCCTTGATGTAGGAGTAATCAGGCATCCTATAAACCTCCAAGGAGTAGTGAGAGGTAGTTCTCGATGTGGCTCGTGGGGTCAGCGTCCTCAATCACATCCCTCATCCACGGGTTAGGCTGAGTCCCAGGGTGATGAACCCTCCTCGCGAACCTGCCATCAAAGAACAGGGCCTTCGCATGGACAGGCTCAATGATATGTGGACTGGTACCCTCATGGACAAATACTGCGTATGGGGCCTGGTTCGTGTCAACAGTCAGGACACGGGTG